CAATCGAACCGGTCAGCGCCAGAATTCCCCCGGAGGATTTTCCAGCTTCGCCGAGCATGTGACCGAGCAGCGTAAAGACTCCGCCGACGATCTGCTTGCCGATGTCGAGTGCGGCGAACAGGCCGTGGAATGTCCTCCGGAGACCGTCGATGATCGCGGGGCTCGGCTTGAGGCTGGCGGTGAAGCTCTCAAAGCTCTTGCTGAGATTGGTGAGCTGGGTGGCCGTCGTGGCCGGGAAAATGTCCCGGAAGGCAGCCTTGATAGGTGCGACGACATCGGAAAGATCCTGGACGGCGTTCTTGATTCCCTCGAAGAAATGGAATCGCCCTCCCATTTTGACCCAACCCTGGAGAACCTTGTTGAGGTTGTACACGGGGTTGGTCAGGAAATTCTGCAGCGTGTTGTGCAGAGCGGTGAAGAACTTGGTGGACTGGTTGATCCCGCCGAAGATGGTCTTGAACACCGTGCTCCAGGCGCTCGCGACCTCCTCCTTCAAGGCCTGCGTCAGCTGAGTCGCCGTCTTGATGTTCGTCGCGGCACCGACAGCGACCTTGGCCTGCTGCTGAATGGCCTTGATCTCTTCTCGGTTGAAACCCATGGCCGCAAGCTGAGCATCGCTCAGATCACCCGTGAATTCCTTCAGGGTACTCGTCAGAACCTTGGACGTGAGCCAGGAGTTCTTTCCGGGCCCCGCAGAGATCGAGTTCCTGAACGACTCACCATTGATCGAGACGTTCTTCATCGGCCCAACAAGCTTGAGCGCGCTGTCCTTGAGGGTGCCCATCTTGACGGCCGTCTGAGCGAGTGCTCGCTGGAAGACCGTGCCACCCATACCCGCGTTGACAACCGAGTTCCAGTCCTGAAGGCTGACTCGACCCGCGGAGATTGCCTGCGACAGCTGGTACATCGCCGTAGAGGCCTGCTGCGAGTTCGATCCTGAGAGCGCAGCAAGGTTCGCGATGCCCTTGATCGATGCGGCGGCTGTATGGAGGTCAACACCGGCGGCGGTGAACGTGCCGATGTTCTTCGCCATCTCCGAGAAGTTGTACACCGTCTTGTTGGCGTACTCGTTCAGGTCGTTCAGAGCGGCTGTGACCTTGTCCAGGCCAGCCTTCCCCCGGAGCCCGGTGTTGGCCAGGATCGTCTGGACCGCATTGATTTGCGTCTCGTAGTTCTTGAAGCCGTCGACAAGCGGCTGAACTGTGATCGACTTGGCCAGATTTGCTCCGGCCATCGCAGCGCGGGAGGTGATGTTACCCAGAGCAACAGCCGCTGCTCCAGAGACCACGCCAAACTTGTTGGAGAGACCATCCAGTGCCTGAGTCAGACCGCGGAACTCGACCTTTCCCGAGGCAGACTCGACCGCGGAGAACGAATCGGCAGCTTCGACCGGGATGCGCCCGAAATGGCCCTTCAGCTTGTCGATGGCATTGGTGATGCCGAGGAAGTTGACCTTCCCGGAGCCCTTCTCGACGTCCGAAAATGCCTGATCCGCTTCGGGGATGCCGTGACCAAACTTCGCCTTCAGCTTGTCGATCGCCGAGAACAGGCCGGTGAATGAAACCTTGTTCGCCGACTTGTCGATGTTGTCGAGGCCGTTATCCGTGCCGGCCTTCTTCAGGGCAGCATTCAGCTTGTCGAGCGAGGAGAGCGTCTGGGAGACTCCCGAGACGAACTTCTGGTACTCGAAACTCATCGAGACGACGCGATCGTCGACTGTTGCCATTACTGCATCACCACCCTTCTGGTTTCGGCCTCGATTTGGTCAAATATGGGCTTGATGGCGGGATTGATGTAGTCCCGCCCCTCGACATAGCCTCCCTGGCGGGTGCCGTGTCCGTACTGCAGCATGATCGCGACGGGGAAACCGTCCTCCGTGTCGGAATTGGTCCAGCGGATCGAGAAATATCCGCTTCGCTGCTCGATTTCGTATCCCCAAGACCCCGCGGCTACGCCAGTGAGTTCCTGCGTGGCGGAAGAAAGAGCCTGCACCCCGACTTGGCCAAACTTCTCGAGCGAAGCGAAAATATCGCCCTTCTCGAGCTTCTTCAGCCAGTTCTCCGTGTTCTTCCAATCCCCCGACGTCGTGATGCGAACGCCCATCGGACCTCCTTAGGTGAGCCGGATGACCACGGCGCCATTCGGAGTGGAGTTCGGTTCCTTCGACCCATATGTTCTGAGAATATGAGTGAACGGAGTAACACGAGTACCGCCACCAGCACCTCCGCCTCCACCAGGACCAATGCCGAGGCCCGGTCCGGTCGGGACTCCAGGTGTCCCCCGATAGCGAGTTTCGATGTCGCTTGCGGGACCAGCGCCACCGGGACCACCGTTGAATATGACAGTCGGAACACCAGAGACGAACTTCTTGACTCCGCCTCCGCCGCCTCCGCCACCATACCCCACACCCTCGGGATCGCCTCCGGCCGTCCAGTTCAGACGTCCATCTGCCGCAGTAGTCGGGTCAATGTATGGGGATTGCTGACCACCACCGCCGCCGATCGGCAAATATGTCGTCGGGCCGGTGTTGCTTCCGGGAGTGGACTTGTTGCCCTTGCCGCCTTCACCGCCATAGGCCGAAACGAGAGACCCATCAGTCAGCGTGGTGGGGCATTGTCCTCCCTTGCCACCGGAGCCGCGGCAGAGCGTACCGTTGAAAGACGAAAGCCCACCATCGCCGCCGTTCGTAACCGCAGCCAATGATCCTGGTGTGAGATCGTCGGTTCCGTCAGCACCGGCAGCACCTACGACAACAGCGCATGACGAAGGAAGAGATGACAGCAGTCCACTGACGATCTGCATCCCACCGCCAGCTCCACCGCCACCATAAGCAGCGATATAGGAGCCACCGGTCCCAAGCGGGGGGGCAGCGTTCCCACCGCGACCACCTGCGGCGCCGATGCACAACACGTCGAACTTCGTGTATCCCAAGTCGACATAGTCGGCCTTGAGAAACGGGACGCCGTTCACGAGCGTCAGAACAAGTGGATCAAGAGGCGCGATGAAACCGCCGAGCGAGAATCTCATGGGTCTCCTTACGACAGAAGGGTGACGAGTTCGTCGGGGTCGGGAAGGCGCGGGGCATCTGAAGAACTTCCGTAGAGGATCTCTTCGATGCTCTTCAGCAGCAACGGCGGGATTTTGGACGAATCGAGCGCGAAGTGCGCCGTGGGGCGGAATCCCGCGAGCGCGACAGGCGTTGCGATGATGTTCCAACCAAATTCTGCCGGCGAAGTGCTCTCCCCCAGCGATTCGAAACTGACTGCGTCAGGATTCGCCATCGCGTTGTAGACGATGTGAAGCTTGTACCCGAAGTCGGTACTGAGAAGCGAACTCCCAAGACGTGTCTGATACGAAAGCCCGAACGATCTGGTGGGCTGGTTGTACACGTCGAAGCCAAGCGCAGCTTCCTTCACACCGATGAGCTCTTCAAACTCCGTCGGGTATGTGTACGCCTTGATGTTGAGCGCACAGTCTCCTGGGATCACTCGATCAAGGTACTTCACGCCGTCGAGGTAGTGGGACTGCGTCTCCCCAGAAGAGATCTCCTCGACTGACGTGAGGCCGTTCCACACCACCGCGGATCCTCCGGAGGGATACAGAACACCCTTCTCCACACCGGTCTCGAACTTCAACTCCACCGGCTCGTGCCACACAAGTTCGGTCATCGTCCCTCCTTTCTATCCGGTCGTGTTGAGTTCCTTCTTACGTTGCTCGTTGAGCTCTCGGTTACGAGCAGCGATCTCCGCTCGGCTCATCTTCTTCGGCTTGCTCTGCTTGTTGCTGCAGACTCTGATAAGAGTGAACAACCGGTTCAGATGCCAGGTCTCGCAGGAGAACGGGATGTTGAACGCAGTCATCCAATAGTAGATGAGCTCAGCGGTGACGGGTTCGCGAGACTTCGGTGCTCCCTCTTCTCGGAACCATGTGGCCGTCATCTTCGCGTTGATGTACTTGTTGATGTCGTTGAAGTTCCCTTCGGAGAGTTTGTAGAAAACTTCCTCCGGAGGATTTTTGGTCAACGCCATGCACTTCACGTAGTCGATCAGCTCTTCGGGAGTCTTGTCTTGATTTCCGAGAAACGGCTTCTCGTTCTTCGACTCCCATTTTGACAGAGAGACCAGAGAATGCTCCAGTTCCAGCTCGTATCCTTCGCCCACAACGAATTCCTGCTTCTCCTCGTCGAAAGCTTCAGTGAGTGGAACCACGATCGTGAGCATGCTCTGGTCTCTTTCTGTCAGATCGACCTACCGGCCGAAGATGATGATCAACACCACGAGGATCACCAGCAAGAGGATGAGATCGCGATGTGTCACATCCCCTCCTAGTAGTCGAACGCCCAGTCGTCGTCGCCGCGGAGCGAGTAGGCGGAAGTCGACGGATGCGCCGTGATAACCGCCGTCTGACCGACGGTGAGCGCGGGCTGAGCGCCCGGGGTCTTGTTGACGCCGTTGACCTTCCACTGCACGCCCGTGACGGCCGGCAGCGTGACCACGTGGGTCGAGGTGTTGTACGTCGGCTGGTTCGCCGCGATGGCCAGATCGACCACGGTGATGCCCGTGCTGACGATCGTCAGAACCTCATCGGGGAGAGGAAGCCGCGGATCGGTGGCGACGTCTCCGTAGAGGATCGTCTCGAGTGCGGCCAGATCGGTGGGGTTCACCTTGGTGGAGTCGACCACCAGAAGCGCAGTCGGCTTGTAGCCGGTCACCGCCACCGGAGTGGTGGTGAAGTCCCAGCTGAAGCTGATCGCCTCGGGCGAGTCGTTGATGGTGGCGTACGCCTTCTCCGACGGCGAGGCCTGCGCGCCGTACACGAGATGGAGCTTGTAGCCGTGATCGGTGGCGTCGACGTCGTTGCCGAGACGCGAGCGGTAGCACAAGCCGAAGAGACGCCGGCTCTGCTGCCCGATCGCGACCCCGTTGACCACGGCCGTGCCGTCGCACTCCGCGAATTCGTCGGGGTACGTGTAGGCCTCGATCGTGCCGCCGAACTCCTCGACCGAGAGGAGGTTGAGGTACTTGATGTTGTCGGCGTACGTCGGGTTCGACTCAGCGCCCGAAGGAGATTCCGTGACGGTCTCGAGACCGTTCCACGCGAAGCCCTCCGAGTAATTGCCGTCGGTGTCGTGCGGGTAGAGCACGCCCTTGTCGACGCCCGTCTCGTAGAGGCGCTCGCCGACCTGATCCCAGGTCAATGCGGTCATGCAGGTGGTCCTTTCAGAAGTACAAGTTGAAAACCGTGTGGTTCAGGCCATCCACGATGAAAAACCGATTGAGCGTGCTCATCGGAAGCGCGGCGACCTTGTCGGGGATGGGGCTATCCGGATCCGGGTCGATGACCGTCACCGAGTACCGTTTCGTGAAGCGGTACAGCGCATCATCAGCAAACTCCGACAGCCCAGATTCGAGCTGGTATTTGATGCAGGGATACTGCATCGGATTCGGAGGCTGAAAATATACGTGCGGCGTGAGATCCTCGAGGATCTCCTGCAGCTCAAGCCGGGATCGGGCCATTATAGAACTCTCCCAGCTGGAGGATGAGACGGGGTGGCCGGACTTCCACATGGGAAACTGTCCAGCGAACCCCCTCCCATTCCACGTAACGGATGGCAAAGATATGCGCACTCCCGTACGCATCGGCGACGATACTGATCTCGTTGTTCACTCGCAGATCGGGGTTGACGTTCTCCCCCTGAGTGAGCATCCGATCGGCTCGGTTGACGTCTCCGAAATATAACCTCTCGGTGATCTCGTCGACCCAGACTCCGGGGCTGGATTCGACCCGAGAGCCGAACCCAACCTTTCCGGAGAACCTTGCCATGGCCTAGAGCTACGCCGTCCGCTTGAAGGACCAGTCGTCGTTCTGATCCGTCTCGAAGTAGTACCCCGAGTTCGCGACCGCGTGCACGTTGAACTCCGCACCGACCGCGATGGCCGACTGCGCGCCGGCCGAGAGCGTTGCTCCGGTGTCGGCGTTCTTGTACGTGACACCGGTCTGCGTCGGGATCGTGACGACGCCGGTGGAGTTGTTGAACGTCGGAGCGGTCGGGACGAGCAGCGTGTCGGTGCTGGTCTCGAGATGGAACACCAGAGCCGACCGGATCTTGACGAGCGCACCGGAGACCCGGGTCTCGATCAGGTACTTGTACTGGTTGTAGTCGATGTCGAAGTTGTCGAACAGGTTGACCTCACCGCCGGAATCGGCGCCGAGGACGTAGTCCTGCAGGTTGACCACGATGCCGATGAGGGTCGGATCGGACTCCATCACCTCGACGTCAACGACGTCGGCGACGCCCATCTCCGCCGCGAGGTCGGAACGGGTACGCCAGAGGCGCCGGCCCATGCCATCCTTCGCGAGGATCAGGTTGTTGATGGTCTTCAGCGTCGTGTAGAACGTCGGCGTGCCGGAGCCCTTGTAGAACTCCATCGACTTCATGACCTCTTCGACGAACGCGACGCGAGACGCATCGCTGGTGAGGTCGAGCTTGGCGTTGACGTGCGTGGCGTACAGCTCGTGATCGTTCTTGATCGATCGGATCCCGTCACCGGTGGTGGAACCCGCCGGGTCCTTGATCTTGTCTTCGTCGTCGATCGCTCGACCGTCGCCGATCAGGACCGCGCGCGCGAGCTCCTCGTCCAGCATGAGGCGCATCTCGCCCTTCATCCACTGCACCACGTCGAGCGTGGTGATGTCGATGATGTCGTCGCGGTCCAGGCGCTGCTTCTTGTAGACCGTGGTCGGGGTCGTGATGCGCTTCGCGAGGGAGAACCACTCCTCCTTCTTGAAGTTGCCCTTGATGTAGCCGCGGGCACGCGCCTCATCGGCCGTGATGTCGGCGACGAGCGACTTGATGCGGGAGAACGGTGACTTGCGTGT